GGATTCAAAATCTACGCAAATGAGAGGATCACGGAAGGCGATCCAACCTTGACGCTGCGGGCAGGGCAGGCAAAGGTGATCGCAGTCGATACGACGGTGACACCGATCAGCGTCGAGCACGACGCACCGCAAAGCCTGGGATTCGTTCTCAGGACAGCGCAGGAGACGGCATTCTTCTTCAACGACTGCAAGTTCTTCAGCGCAGACCTCAGCAGCATCCCGGTGGACTACGTCATGATCGAGGCGAACTACGATGGCCAGACGGTCCACTTCGCCTATGAGCAGGCCAAGAAGGACAGCAACCGGGCGGACATGAACCGATATCAGCGCATCGTGAATGCGCACATGAGCATCGCACACTGCATCAAGCATCTGGAAAAGATGGACCTGAGCCAGTGCAAAGCCATCTTCCTGATGCATCTGAGTGATCGAAACAGCAACGCGGAGCGCTTCAAGTACCGCGTGCAGCAGGCGACAGGGATTCAAAACACATTCGTCTGCCGTAAGAACGGAGGGATACTATAATGCCGAACAGAATTCTCAATTCGAGCATTTGTACAAGCGATTCAATCGACGAGCTGGACTTCTTTCAGGAGTCGTTCTTTTACCGACTGCTGGTCTCTGTCGATGATTATGGAAACTTCGACGCACGAGCAAAGATTATCCGTGCGGCAGTTTTCCCCCTCAAGGACGTAAGCCTCAAGGACATTGAGACAGCACTGGACGCGCTCGAGAGACAGGGGATGCTCCAGTTTTATACGGTCAACGGCAGACGGTACATCCACCTAACAGGGTGGACACGCTTCCAGCGGCTGCGTAATTCCAAGCACAAGTACCCGGCACCGGACAGCGACGGAGCAGAGATCGTAACCACAGAGGAAGAAGAACTTGACGACATCGAAGAGCTCGAGCCGGAAGAGGAAGAAGAAACAGAAAGCATCGAAGAAGAATCAAAATATGCAAAAATCGAACGTGAAACTGAAAAAAACGTCGAAAATGAGCAAAAAGACGAACTAAACGGTGAAAAACCGTCCACTTTAATCGCGAAAACGACCGGTCAGGATGAAGGAAAAACGGCCGATTATATGGATCAAGGACTATATTTGCGGCCAGTTTGCGACAACTCGCCGCAACTCGCCGCAACTCGCGGCGAACTTGCAACAACTGGCGGCAACTTGCGGCTCGCGCAGGCGCAGAATCCCAATCCCAATCCCAATACCAATCCCAATACAAAAGATATTATGTCGGGTTTCCCCGACGCCGCCGATGGGGTTAGTGCGCCCAAACAGGCGAAAAAGTCAAAACTAGCCCAAGACGCCAAAATCGTAATCGACTACCTCAACGCCAAAACCGGGTCAAAGTACCGATACTCGAAATCGAGCACAAGGCACATACTCGCACGACTGGGGGAAGGCTTTACCGTGGATGACTGCAAGAGCGTGATCGACAAGAAGTGCAACGAGTGGCTCACGGATCCGAAGATGCAGCAGTACCTGCGCCCAGAGACTCTCTTCGCCGGCAAATTCGAGAGCTATCTCAATCAGCCTGCTGCACCGCCCAGAGCCAGCGGAGATCGGGAGCGATTGCGATGGAGTGGCAGCAGCGGAGATGACCTGCCGTTCTAGGCCGGGGTGTAAGCAGGAGGTGAACACATGACCTACGAAGAGACACGACAGATCCTGAGCATCCTCAAAACTGCATACCCGCAGAGCTTCCTGCGGTGGAGCAAAGATCAGGGCGAAGCATTCCTGAGCCTCTGGAGCAAAGCACTGCAGGAAGACGACGCGCTGGACGTGATGGTGGCGGTCTGGCACTACATCTACGAGACCGATCGGGAGTTCGCTCCAACCGTCGGAATGATCCGGTCGTACATCGGGACCACGCCGCACTACGTGCTGGAGGACATGGCGATTAAGTTCTTCCCGGAGGACCGGAGAGTGCAGGCGCTGCAGGCCCCGCAGCACATGACAATCGAGCAGCGGCAGCAGATCAAAAAAATGCTGTCCGGAGGAGCAAACAATGAGCAACGCGCCTAGACCTGCCGAATTTCGACCGGAAGTGGCCGAAATCCGAGAAACTCGATGTCGTGAGGAGAAATACTCGTCCGGAGAAAAAAATTCAAAATTGGGGCACTTCTGTGCGAAATACGAGGCGTCGAAAAAAGCTGGAACAGGGAGGAGAAAATTATGAAGACAGTCCAGATCGTGAAAGCAGGAACCGATGAAGTTATTGCGAGCTTCACGGAATACCCAGACCCGGAAGGTATTCGCGGCATCATGGCCAAAGGATACAAGGCAATCGTCGACGGGCAGGAGCTCGAGATCGAAGAAGGAGGAGAAACCGATGAGGATGATTAACGCTGACTATGTGCTGCGCATAATTGGCGACCAACTGTACGGAGAAATGAGCGCAGGAGACGAGTACCTGTACGATCACAAGACCTACGATGATGGCTTGGAGTGGTGCTTTGAGCTCATCCGCAATGTGGCTAATAACACACAGGAAACCATTTTGGTGAAGCCACCGAAATGGGTCAGCGTAAAGGACAGACTGCCGGAATGCGAGGAACCTGTATTGCTTTGGACGGATTACGGTGAGATTTGTATTGCAAGCAGAAGCGGCGATGGAAAATGGTACGGAAGCTATCAGATTATCGACAATGCAGTTTGCTGGATGCCGTTACCGGAACCGCCGGAGGTGGAAGATGGCAACGGCGAATAGATACAGAATCCGTGAGACTTTTACCGCAAAGGGGAAGCCTACGATCCAGAGGGTAACAAAAGAAAACCTAAGGCCGTATCTTATGTGGCTTTGGAAATCTTACGCATTTTGCCTGCCAGACGGATGCCCAGAAGGTTATACAGACTGCTATCTCGAACTTGTACGAAGCGACGGAACCGTTGAGAAAAAACTGCACTGCAAAGCAGTGCGGAGGAAAACAGGAGGATAACGGCAATGACAATGACTAATGCAGAATGGATCCTTAAGGAAGGAATACCTTTCAAAAATATTAAAACGATCCAGCATAACCCAAAGGAAACCCGCTGGTACGAAATTGCTGTAAACGGCAAAGTTGTAGACAAGATCGTGAGCAAGATGGAGCCTGCTGACTTATTCCGCAAGTGGCTTGATTCAGAGCATATAGAGCCGATTCTTGACGATGAAGAAAGGGCGTACCTATCAGCGGTTATTAAGCCGTTCCGGGACAGAGTGGAGTTCATTTGTAAAGTAAATTATCTTGGCGTATCAAGTAGCGAATATCAGTACATTTTTATCACTTTGTCTGACGGTAGTTACAACATAGACCTACCTATTTTCAAAAGAGACACCATGTATAAAGGAATGAAGCCAGCCAAAGATTACACGCTAGAGGAACTGGGGATTTAGCCGGGGGAAGCGATGACGAATAAACCGAAAGAACCAGCACATCGCATCGCATGGAAGGGACGGCCGGATCAAGACCGAGCAGTGCTGCTGCAGTGGGAAAAGGGAAACCTATCAACAGCACTAGCGAAGAAGAAAATTGAAGCACACAACGGCATGCCACCCGGAAGCCTGACCGATGAGCAGCTGGAGGAGAACGCCGCATGGCTCGGCTATCACCGGAAGCACTGGAAGTGGAAAGAAGACTGAGAGGGAGGGAACAGAGAACATGAGCTTATGGGTTACATACCTCGTGGCGCTCAGGTGGACGGCAGCGATCGCACTTGCAGCCCTGACAGTATTCATTGCGATCACGTGCATCATGGCATTACTTGGGATTACATCGGTTGAATTTTGCAGAATGGGCGGTAAAGGCGATGGACCAGAGGATCCGGGAGCTGAGTGATCGGCTCTACGCATTTAGACGCAACGTTAACCGCATGCTGGCAGCAGAGGACGCGTACATGGAGTACGCGCTCTCTCTTGGCTCTCCCAGAGGCATACGGATCAAGACGGACACGCCCGGAAGATCTACCGGAGCAAAGACTGAGATCACGTTCGAGGAGAAAGACGCGAGGCTACAGGTGCTTTACCGCCGTATGGTGCAAGCGGAAGAAAATGTCGCAGACGTCGAGCGCTTACTGGTCGGCATGGACCCGGATGATGTCGATTTCCTTGAAGAGATGTACTGGTACAGAGTGCCGACGCGGATCATGGCAGATGAGAGATGCGTTGACCAAAGATCCATCTATCACCGGCGTGACAAAATCCTGTTCGAAATGGTAAAAAAACTATAAAAACAGGCCAAAACCCGAAATTTTGTCAAAATTGCGCGAAAAATACGTGCTACTATGCGCGTAGGTGGGATGAGGCATCCAACACACGAACGAGATGTCTGCTCAGCATCCCTCCCAGCGGGAACAACTGTCAAGTCCAAGCACAAGAAACCGGAGCCACCAACCAGCTTCGGTTTTTTGTTTGTATCGAGCGGACCGGCAGAAAAAGAAAACTATG